TGTTGCCGATCACTTCAAAATTCTCTGAATCAAAATCATCCAGTTCCTCGTAGTAATCACAGTCCGGCTCATTCGTACACCATCCGTTTTCATGCCACACGACACGCTTTCTCGTCTCATCTTCTGGAAACTCATCATCGATATGCCCTGAAAGAATATCATTCTCAAAAATCAGCTTGCCATTCTTGTCCTTAAGTCCTGTACACTGGCAGATGGTAGATGGGATTATAAGATCAGCAAATTTTTCATCAATAGTGAAAATCCATAATCCGTCCCACCGTTTCAAAAGAAAGCCTTCCGTCCATTCACCATTGTCTTTCCGCTTTGCACGGAATAAATATCTATCTTCCATCCTTTTCCTCCATTTCTTTCAACTTGGCTTCGGCTTCCTCACGAGTAAAGAATACCGATTTATTAATTTCGCAAATGCTGCAGTGTTTAGCTACGCTTTCGCGTATGTAGTACGCCTTATCACTACAATTCTCGCAAAATCCTATAAAACACATTCCAGACCGATTACTTTTGTTTTTTCCGCAACAATACTCGATGGAATACACTGGTGCATCTTCACTGATTGGCAACCGCAGAAGTAATCCCTGCTCTTCGGCATCCTCATAGTCTTTGAGTTTCCGATATACGGCATCTATTTCCTCGCAATCCGGTTCACATGCCATTTCCCACAGTTCATCATCAATCCATGATGGATTCCTTTCTGTTAATCTTTCCATGTTGCTTCCTCGCTTTCTGCTTTTCCTTTTCCTCACATGGCTTACAAAGCCTACTACACCAACCGCATGGTGTTATGTATGGACATTCTTCTCCAAGTCTCATGCTATTCCTCACTTTCTGCCTTAAGCCAATCCAAAACACATGATTTGCAAGCCTCTTCAGGATGAGAACATTCCTCTACGCCCATGTGTTCTATGCAACTTCCAAATAATACTTCTGCCAAATCCTCATCCGTCATGCTTCTGATCCGGTCTGCATTGGTCTGTGGCTTCTTAGCCATGCTCTTCATACACTCCATCATATTTCTACCTCACTAAATCTAATCCTCATTTATGTAAAACTCATTTCCATGTCTGCTGTACCCAAAGCAAAGGCTTCCATCATCACAAATTAATGCAAGTTCTAAGTCTGATAATTGTGTATTATTTTTAATAACCTTATAAACAGAACGATACTTACCCGGTGTACAATCTAAGACAATGTCATAATCATCAAGATTATCAACTTTATAACTTGAAATTCTGTATTTTTCCTTTAATTCATTATAAATCGTGCTGTTCATGATTGACTTTTCTCTCTCATTTTCAGTAAAGGCATATGCTGGATAAATTCTCTTTTCAATCTCCATATTATTTTTCTCCTATCTCACTAAATCCCTTGTTTTAACAGATATCCCTTTAAATTTCCCGGTGCGACAATACTCTGCGGTATCAAAAAACATAATGCATCCATCGTCTTTTCCGGTATCGTCACTTCCTGCAAGTGCTATGCTTACACCATTTCTTACCAATGTATTTTTTAACAACATCAGTACCGCTTCTATCTCCTGCTTGGTTTCGTCTGTCATTTCAACTGTACCCTCCTCTTTTTTCTACCTCTCTTTTCGAATTTATCGCACATTCCTACCGGACATCCACGCCTTAATCCGGTCTGTAAATAATATCCACACATGATTTCTGTCTGGTTGTGCTTGTATGCGTATTTACATTTCCGGCAGTATTTTATGCTTGTCTTTGTCATTTCTCCCATGTTAATAATCCTTATTTCACCGCTTTTCCTGTTACAATATCCCAGTGTTCATCCTCAATGAACTGATTCCGAATAATCTCATCCGTCAGATAGTGTTCCTTACTCTTTGGCTGCTTGCGCCAATAGGAATCAATGTAATAGGCAACCCAATTCATAAATTCTTCGATTTTGGCATTTGAGAAAAGGTAAGAATCTTTTAATGTCGGAATAGTCAGATACATTGTGGAGGCAAGCGCGCTCTCGATATTCCGATCTGCGCCAAGCACTGCCCGTCCATTTTTTATATCTGCCATATACAATTTTTGTGACATTGGGATTGATTTTACCCACTTGACCACATCAATTTTCTTTTTACGGCAATATGCCATCATGCTCTCGCTCGTTACCGCTTCGTCATCATCGTCCTGCCAAGATTTCCGACGCTCAACGGTTTTGCTATAAAAATTCGTGACCTGCTTAAACGTCATATCAAACTTGTCATACAAAATGGCTGTAAAAATATATCCCATGTGATTCGCGATATTATCTCCTAACTGACATTTTGCTAATTCCTGCTTATAAACAATCGACGGAATTAACCTCTGTCTCTGCTGTACGTTATGCATTTGTTCACCTTCCTTGTATTTTTTATTTTATATTTCCCCCCGCCATCATCTTTTCAATGATTTCCTCCTGCATCCGCTCTGCGATATGATCCCGGACTGATTCTTCTGGAAATGCGATCTGATATGTCCGCTCCTTGATCCGGTTCGTGATCCGGTCATCATACTGTAGTGTCTCCAACGGATCATTGCTCGTAAAAATAGTCACTTTCCGGTTTATGTAACGTTCATTGATGATCTGATACATCTTATCGTTGATCCAGTCCGCTGGTCTCTCCACTCCGAAATCATCAATCACAAGGATGTCTGTGGTGTAGAGCGCGTCCAAAAGCTGATTCTCACTGTATTTTGTATCTCTCTGCCATGTATTCTTGATCTCTTGCAGGATAGTCAGCGACACCGCAAATTTCACTGCATAGTTTTTCATCAGCTCATTTGCGATTCCGGCAGCAATCCTCGTCTTGCCGCTTCCCTTTGTCCTTGACCAGATATACAATCCCATGCCTCTTTCCTTCTGGCTCTCAAAATCATCCAGATAGGTTTTTATGATTTTACAGGCATCTGACACCATCTTTTTACTTTCCTGCTTCCTGTACACATCCATTCGAAACGATCTCAGATCCATCCCACGGAATGCCTCCGGTATATCTGCGAATCGCAACCGCCTTGACATGACCGCTTTCTCACGGCACTTACACGGTACTGCTATTTCAACTCCGTCTTTTATTTTCAAGATCCACTCCCGACCTTCGCAAATTGGACACACATCAGAATCCCTGGAAGTCTCCGGTGTCTCCGCATTCCTGCATAAGTTCGTTGAGTGATTTTTCATGCGTTCCAGTATCTCTTCCAACTGATCCATCGTTCTCTCCTTTCAGATACTGCATAAACAAATTCTCTTTCAAGAAATTCTCTGCATTTTTAATATAGCGATCAGGTGTCCTTTTCTTTTGGCAATCAACAGCGTAATTTTGTCCAGCCACTATCAGATCATCTTCCGGTACACCAGCCAGTACCGCATTGCAGTATTCAGTTTCAACAAGACAGCCAGTGCACCGTTTCGGATAGACCGCGGCAAACTCTGCATACCGTTCCACGGGGGATATAGGGGGTGTATTTTGTTTATGTTTATGTCTTTGTTTATTAATAGGTTCACTTTGTGGTTCAAACTGTGGTGCAATTTGCAGTTCACTTTGTGGTTCATCTTGTGGTTCATTTTTACTGTAATTTTGAACCACAAGACTATTTATTTTATATTGTGCCGCAAGATTACCACCGCGCGATTTCCATTCGATGAACCCATCTGTAGCAAGTTTGTTTCTCGCTCTCTTTAATGCTGATGCATTTAATCCAGACCGAAGTCCAAGGACTGACGAGGCTACCGTAAACGTATCTGGCCACCCTGCTTTATTCGCTATGGACATTAACGCATGCCATAAGGCGATTGCAGTGTTGGGCTGCGGGTTTAGTTCGAGCCTGTCGTAAAATGCTTTTATCTCAGCTAAATAGTTCAAGTTTCCACCTCCCGAATCCGAACTTCAATCCGTGGATTTTCAGCATCTATACGAAATTCATCAGAGAATCCACAGATCTGCTCCCAGCCATCATTTTTTAATACATGGCAGTTAACTAATGCATCCTGGATCACTTTTCTGCCGAATGACGATATATTGTCCAGATCACGCCTTTTATTCTTTTCCACCCACAGATATTCCATAAATACTTTTTTATTGATATTTACGTCTCTCAGGCACTTTCTAATGTACACAGAAACAATAGCTTCATTCTGCTTTTTCATCTCTCCGCCTTTATATCTGCTTGCCTTATCCGCACGGATAAAATCATTCAAGTTATCCAGTCGTCCCGGTATTATCAGTAGGTACTCCAACTTCTCGCCACCTTTCAAATGTCATTTTCATATTTAAACGTTTTTTCAGTATCGCTCTTGCACGGTGCAGCTCTTTTGAAAGATATTCATCCAGTTCTTTTTCATCTACTGGATCTCCCGGAACTGGTCTGTAATATCCATTTCCAACATTGATAATGCAGTCATCCTTTGTATTTGCTGTCTCTATCTGCTTTCGCAGTTTTCTATCTTCAAATGGATTATAGAGTCTCGGTAATGGTTTCAAATGTCCGCAGGGAATGTCATTTATTGTCTTCATTAATCCCCTTTCTTCTCCGGGACTAAACCCGGAGATAATAACCAGCTTCCAATAATTCGTGATATATTATTTTCTGCATGAATAGGTTTCTTTCTGCCGTCCGGCAAGGTGTTCCAACCCTATAACCACGACTTTCCAAAAATATCTCTGAAATCTTCTCTTGTTCCGTAATGAGATTCAAAATATTCCTGCGCCATAGTTTTTAATTTCAGATCAATTTCTTTTGCATTTGCTCCCCTCTGCGCTCCGTTAGGATGCAGATCCGGTCTGAGCGGAATAACAAAACCATACTTTTCACTATTTTTACGGTTTGAACTTCCAAAGATATGATGTCTTTCCACTGGGTATGTTCCGGTAAAATAACAGTGATCCATATCATCCGTGAACACACTCCAAAGCTTTTTGCTCATGTTCTCCACTCCTGCTTCATACGTTCCAATTCATCCGGTGTAGCTGTCTCAATGCCAAGTTCCTTTGCTTCTTCAACAATCCGGTCTATAAAGTGGCTCATTTCGACAGTATCGTATTCGCTAGATCCTTTGATCATCAGATACGAAGCAAATTTCCCATTGTCTTTAATATATTTCCAATGACCATCAACCTTTGACATGTCAACTGATTTTTTTACTGTAATCGTGATATATCCGTCTTCATCTTCATAGAACGCTCCGTATTTCTGCAACATTTCCTCATAGACTTCATCCTTGCTGGAATAGATGTCTTTGCTATTGGCAATCTTTGTCATGAGCACCCATGCATAAGCATTGGCATCAAGACTTCTTTTCTGACGATACTTAACTGCCTTAATCTGCAATAAATCATCCGGTTTTAAATGCTCAATCTGCTTTGCTGCTGATGCGTCAACCTCAAATGTAAGGATGATGCCTTGTCCATTGAATGTCCGGCTCGCTCCGGTAAGCTTTCCAGTAGTCTCCATAAGCTACTCTTCTTTCTTTTTCTTATACCAGCACTTAACCTGTTCAATGATCTTAGCAGCCATTTCACTTGATAGATCTGAAGTCTTTTCAAAATGATATTTTTCTTTCAGCGTTTTCCAGATATCATTGGATGTAGCATTCTCACACATATCAGAATACGCACTTACAAAATCTGTCATTGTTCTAAGCTGTTCTACGGTTGCTGGAACAAAATCATTTTTAGGTTCTACCATATGGCTTTCTGAATCTGGATCCTGCATCTCTTCGGTAGGAATACAGAACACTTGGAAACAAGCATATTTAAACGCAATCGCCATAGCTTTATTCGTTGCCTTATCTCCGGAATCCATGCCCTCACCGATTGTTACCGCCGTGATACTGCTTCCATCTTCCGCATAAAAGGTATATTTAATCTTGCAGACCGAATAGATCAGCGTTGCACCTTTTATGGATTTTCTTTCTTCTCTGGTCTGTTCTAAGACCTCTGGAACGATAAATATATGATTGTTGACCAATGCCGGATTGATTGCATTCATTACCGCATCAATTCCGCGGTATTTAAACCCCTGCGTCTTATTCACATCATTTTTTCCAACCGCACCGATTTCTTCCATGCACTTTGATATTGCCTGATATATGTTCATCTGTTTTGCTGTCTCTGCCATTATCGTACTCTCCTATACTTAATTTCTAAGCTGCGCATCTGTGCTTCCAACTGCACGATCTGGAACGGATCAGCAATAATCTCATAAACAATGGAATCATTAACCGGCTTCGGCTCAATAATAATTTCTTCCGGTGCAGTCTGCGCAACTGGTGATTCCTGCATCGGAGTATCAATAGCAGAATTAACCTCTGATGCCGTACGTGCTTCCTCTTCGGCTTTTCTTTTGGCTTCCTCTTCCTGTCTGCGCAAAATCTCTTCTTTCTGCTTCTGATACTGATTCATGACCTCAATAGCATCTGATAATTCTAAGGTTGTCTTATATTTCTCAATTCCTTTATCCTCAAACTCTGATTCCATGCTGCGGATAATACCGAGGTCTTTTTCTACATGATCCACTCTCTCTGTAATGGCTTCTGTGATTGCTTTCTTTGTAGTGGTGGCATTCTCCCACTTACTGTCATAAATTCTCTGTAAAGGAAGATATCCGCTCGCTTCCTCATGCTCTGCCATGATCTCCGTATAAATTTCAGAAATCAGCGCTTTCTTTTCTTCCACACGCCTACGCTCAAATTCTTCCACCTGATTATTGATAAAGTTGATTGGTTCATCAATCAGATTGTCCAGTTCCTTTACCTGCGCTTCAAAATTGGTGTAAGGAATCATAAAAGATTTCTTCACTTCCAGCTTTTTATCGTTAACTGATTTTTTCAGTTTTCTAAGACTTGCAATTGTTTTTTTGGCTTCTGTCTTGGATTCCTCCGTGAAAATCATATTTTTATAAATTTCCAGCTCGGAATTAAGTTTTTCCTTAATCTCCTCAAAATTAAAACCAATAACACCATTTTTCTGCTCAACATTTACTCTGATTTCTTCCATCTTTCTTTTATCCTCTCTTCCTCTGATTCAATATCTGCCAGCTCTTCACGTCTGGCTTGTTTCTCATATAATCTGTGGCGGCGTTCTCTGTCCCTCTCGTACTCTTCGAGCATATCAAGGCTGTCCGGTATGTAATCATTCATATCTATGAGAAAATCCCTCCCCATCATCGTCTGTGTTGGTAATCAGCTTTCTTATACCATACACGAATTCACCATGAATACTTCCGTCGGTATGCCATGAGACTTCACCGGCTTCTATGCCTAAATCTTCCAGTGTTCTTTCAAATTCTGCCAGTGCATCCTTGAGTATTCCTAAATCCTTCCATGTCAAACTAGGCGCTGCCATTTAAAAATTCCTCCATTTCCATCTGTCTGAAATCTGTAGATAAAACCATGTATCTGACAGCTTTCTCTTGCTGTTGCTTCATGTACTGCTCGTCCCGGCATTCTTCACACATGTTTCCTTCGCCGGGATCTAAACTGCATCCACAGATTCTGCATTTTCTGTAAATCATAAAATCACGCTTTCCAAAAAACTAACTACGTGTTACAATAAACGCAGAAATACTTTTGTATTCCTACGGTAAATAGCACCAGTTCTCGCCAAAGAATGTTATGGTGCTATTTTTCTTTTTCACTGAGTAACCATCCTTTCATTTGATGGTAAAGCGGTATGTATCCTTCAGCGTCAACCTCAATATGAAAATCCGTTGCCACCTTTGTAATAATCATGCCGACCGCTATATCCTCGACATTCGGATTTTCCTCACCGCTTACGCATTGAGCATTTGTCACTTTGCCACCTCCTCAAATTCCCCAAGGAACTCAACATCAGCGTCAAGCTTGTCCTTCCGGCGGATCATGTTAAAGTCTGCTTTCCGCTTTTCTTCCCGGCGGTTCTCCACGTCAAAGATCACAACTCCAATAAGTGCAATCACCGCACCGAGGGCTATTGCAATCAGCAGAAAAACATAATACATTCCATCAGCATCGAGCATTCCACCAAGAAACAGGATTCCAAGCCCTACCGCTATAAAAACTTTACTGATCTGCTTCATTCTTCATCTCCTTTCCACACATATCCAGTATTGAATACATGGAAAACAGGTTTAAAAACAACATTAAAGAATTGGCTTCCTTTATCTCCCGGTTTATTTCTTGATTCGAACAGCAGGCGGTTCTTTCAGTGCGTTATCTAATCCATAGTTGGCACAGATAATGCGCTTTGAAAGTTCCATGCGAATTTTAAAACCCTCTCCACCTGTACACGATATCTCAAAATAATCACAACCATTTCCAAAATCGACACCATTTAGCTTGAAAACTTTCTTTTCGGTATCAACTTCTAACGTTTTTATTTCCTGCGGCACTCCTGCAAGAATTTCTTCAAAAGTTCCCATTTCTTCTCTTCCTCTCCTCCAATAGATATAAAAACATTTGCTACATTTTTCATGATGCCTTGTCCTTAATTACAAGCTTAATTCCTTCCTGCCTTTCGTAAATCTCTAACAGAATGTCCATAATCTTGGCTTTCCTCTCTGGTGTAATTTCCATGTCTGCTTTGTTCATGTAAATCTCCTTTCTCATTATTTAACGCTCCCACACATGGCAATCTGCTTGTCAAGTTCCGCCTGTTTCTTTGAGATTGCCATACCATCCGCAACACCGAGAATGTAGTTGAAGCTCACTTTGTCCAGCTGTGATACTGTTTCAGCTAATCTTGCAAGGGCCTTTTCCTTTTCTTCGTTCATCTGCTCACTTCCTTTCGTGTTTGTATTACCTTGTGTGATTATAATATCATACGTAGTTTGTATTGTCAAACATTTTTTAATTTTTTTGTTTGACATTGTGTGATTTTTGTATTATTATACTAGTGGGAGGTGATAATAAGTGGATGAGCAAATAAAACAGTTGAGAAAATCGCTTGGAATGTCACAAGAAAAGTTTGCTAAAGAAATTGGTTTAACTAAAAATTTCATATCTTTAGTAGAAACTGGTCAAAGAAATCTATCAACCCAGTCGATCAAACTTATTTGTCGATTGTTTGATGTTAATAAGGAATGGCTCGAGACCGGAAAAGGCGAAATGTTCATTCAAAAGACAGAGAATGAAAAGATAGCTGAATTTCTTGCAGATGTTCTGAAAGCCGGGGAAGACGACCAGCGGTACAAATTCATAACCGCTATATCACAACTGGATGAAGACGAATGGAACACAATCCAGAAGATGGCAGAAATGTTTGTGAAGAAGTAAAAAGAAAGACAAGGGCAATGCGCAAACCCTTGTCTTTTTCTTTTATCTTAAAAACCTCTTTATAAATGCATATATGGTTCGGAGATCATCCTCGTCCATGCACTTCTCTATTAATTCTATTATTTTCTCTTTAAGCTCTCCCATATCCAATACCACCTTTCTATTTGATACATAAAGTATACGAACGTATGTTCGAAAAGTCAATAACGCATCCATTTGTTTTTATCTTAAACTTTCATTTTGCAAAAAAATGTCATAAAAAAATGACAAAAATGTATTGTTTTATAATCATTTTGCTTTATAATTGTAGTATCAAAAGAAAGGGGAGTTCAAAATCATGAACGAATCAAAAGATACTAAAGTATGTAAACACTGTCAATCGGAGATTCCTAAGAAAGCAAAGATATGTCCAGTATGCAAAAAGAAACAAGGTTTACCGAAATGGGCGATTGTTTTAATTGTGATCCTGGTTCTTGCAGCTATCGGTTCTGCTTCTGGTGGAAATTCCGACAATTCAGAAACTACTACCACTTCACAATCATCAAGCACAAACGAAACTCAAAATTCGACACCAGAGGTAAAGGAAGTTGAGACCGAATCAGAGCCAGAAATTGAATATACTGCGGTTGATGTAAGCACCATGATGGATGATTTGAAAAACAATTCAATGAAAGCAGAAGATACTTACAATGACAAATACTTAGAAATTACTGGTCGATTAGATGTTATTGACAGCAACGGTAAGTATATCGGGGTATTCTCTCAGACAGACAAATTTGCAATTGTTGGTGTCCAATGCTATATAAAAGATGATGATGTAAAAGCAAAGGTAATGGAAATGTCCAAAGACGATACTATAACGCTAAAAGTTCATATTAAAAGCGTTGGAGAAGTTATTGGATACTCGGCAGATATTATAGAAATAGAATAGTATACAGTCCCTCTAGCAAATGAGGGACTTTTTTTAAAGGGAGTTAAAAATGAACATAGCAATTTATCCAAGGAAATCAAAAAAAGATGATAATTCAGAATCAATGGAACAGCAAATAGACGATTGCAGAAAGTACATTGATAAAACTTACCATAATGCAAATATAATCGTTTATTCTGGCGATTATGCGATCACAGGGCATAGCACGGCAAAAAGAAAGGACTTTCAGCGCATGATGGATGATGTCAGAGCCGGAAGAATCAATGCAGTTGTTATTATGAGATACGATCGTATAGCAAGAAATATGAGAGATTTCTGTAACCTCTATCACGACATGGAAAGCGCAGGATGCAACTTGATATCAGTGAGTCAGCAGATCGATACTTCCACGCCATACGGAAAGAACTTCATGTACCAGATGGCAAACATGGCAGAATTAGAATGGGCGGTTATATCTGAGCGATACAAAGACACCGCAGCTTATAAAATCCGTGAAGGGAAAGCCTACACTGGAAGAGTGCCTATAGGATTCAAAATAGAGAAAATAGATGGCATAAAGAAAGTCGTACATGATAATGAGGAACAGACAAGGGCTATATTTGATTATTTATTAGCAACCAAAAGCAAGCGCGGCACTGTTCTGTGGGTACGTGAAAATTTAATTCCAGACTTCACACGTCACAAATTAGACACAATGATCAAGTCAGATTTATATATTGGTAAAGTAAGGGAAAATGAAAATTTCTGCGAACCTTATTTTACCCAAAAGCAAATGGAAGAAATAAGAAGTGTCAATCAGATAAAATACGCTCCATCCGGTCATATATATTTATTCAGTGGATTATTCCGTTGTCCTATATGTGGCAGGAAAATGGCAAGTTTTTACAGCATAGACAAAAAGACCAAAAAGCACCGGCAATATCAACGATGCTGGTTTGGTGGAAACGAGAAATTGCACAAAACAAAATTAGTGTCAGAAGCAAAAACAGAAAAATATCTTCTTGAAAATCTTGATGCAGCATTAAAAAATCTTGAATTTGATGTAAAAAAAGAAGCAGGTAAACCAAAGCGCAATTTGAATAAGAAACTTAATGATGCAATAGCGGAGCGTGACAGACTGAATTACCTTTTTGAAAAAGGAAGAATTGATATTCCAGAATACGAAAAGAAATACAGTGTCTTATCAGAAAAAATAAACTCCATAACTGAGGAGTTGTCAAACAACAAAGTTGTAAGGATTGAGGAATTTAAGAAGCAGATCCCGGAAGACTGGAAAGTTCTTTACGAACAACTAGATCAAAAAGGAAAACAAGAATTTTGGCATAGAATAATAAAAGAAATTTATTTGAATGAAGCCTTTGAAATTACTGGCTTTATATTTTATATCTAGGGCTTGTACTAAATAACTATTTCCTAGAGGTTAACATTAATTAGTACAAGTCTATTAAAAATGGCGATTAGAAATTCTAACCGCCATTTATTTTACGCTTTTACAATCGCAGCATCAAATCCTGCTGCTTTCAATTTTTCCTGCAAGGCAATAGCATTTGCTTTGTTGCGATACGCTCCGACCTGTACACGATAAATAGAATCTTTATCACCTACGCTTGTCTCTGATCCAGAAGTTGCAGCATCATCATCAGATGTGTTATTGGATGGTTCAATGTACTGCTGTCCGGTAATTCCGTAAACAATTGCACTTGCCATGCTCTTAAAGTCATACAATGCTACATCGTCTTTATCATCCACGAAGCAACATTCAATCAGCATCGCAGGTGCTTTTGTGTGATTGAGCACGTAAAGCTTTTTGTTAATCTTCACACCACGATTTTTAAATCCAAGTGCTGCAATTGCTTTCACAATTTTCTCTGCAAATGGTTTTGCTTTGCTATTATCACTATAAATATATGCTTCTACACCTGTTGTCCGTCCGTTTCCAGACATATCCTTCGCACCTGCATTGAAGTGAATGGACACATCAAGATCTGCCGCATGAGCATTGCATTTTCCTACGATGTTGCAAAGCACATTGTTTGCGCTTGTCCCGTTCTCTACAGTGCAGTCATACACTGTATGTCCGAGGCCTTTCAACTGTCTGATAACCTCATTTTTTACATTTCTTGCTTCTGTTGATTCCCGGATAATTCCGATAGCTCCACACGCTACTTTTCCGTCAGGGTTGTGTCCTGCATGTACATTAATAATCATATGTATTATTCCTCACTTTCTTTGTCATACCTTGCTTTGTAATACTTTACAACCGCACCAAGTGCCGCATTAAGTCCGGTCAATGTTGCTAAAATCTGTTCTCCATAGGGAAATCCCCATGTTGCACTCAATACACCATAAAATGTAATGAAAATAGGCATCCAGAGTAAAGATACATCCTTGATTAAATCATATGTCTTATTGTTCATTTTCTACCTCTCTTTCATAAGAATGGAACTATTGCATTTACAAAAGCCAGTGTTGCCGCCCCTGCAATCGCTCCAACAATTGTTGTTAAAACTGTTCTTGTTACAGTATTCCAGTTTTGTGCTGGTCTGGATTCTAACTCTGCAAGTTTATCACTGTGATCTTTCTGAACTTCAACCATATTTTTTACTGACATTGCAAGTTCTTGTACGGAAATCGTTAATTCTTGGATCTGCTGTTGCTGTTTCTCAAGGTCATCAATACGATGGTTTGCTACCTTAATTTTTTCACTATGCTCAGTAAGAGCTTTTACAATATCTTCGTTTTCCATAAGCTCTCCTTTCTTTTGTATAATTCAATTATAATATTTCATAATAATTTTTTGTTCCATTTTACTTCGCATAACCAGAGTTTAAATAAGTTAAACGAAGGAATCGAATGGAAGCGTAACGATGAAGTGTTACAACGTGAAGATTGTGAAATCGCCTACATTGAATATACGAAATTTTTGTATAATAAATTACATGCAGAAGCAACCTTCAAACTTAATGCTAAACAGGCTATTTCTAAAGAAACAGATATCATAGTTGCTAAAATATCCGATTCGAAATTTAATCCTAAAACTACAGTAAAAGATATATCATACACCGGTATTGCTATTGGTGCGTTATATATCGAGAATGGGTATATTAAATATCGTCAGCTCATAGATACCATGCCTAAAGATTATACGATTATCTTTACAATCAGATGGGATTTATTTTAATTATTTCGTAAATAATAAAATCGAACTGTAAAGTCAACTTTTAATTCACTTTCCGTTAAATTTTTATACCTTACACAGCATGTGGTATTATCTTTGATAGCAGGAGAACCTAACATACCATGAGAATGTGCGTCTGAACTTCCGTAAGTTGCAATAATTGTAGTAGCAAGCGGTACATAATCCTTAAAATTTATTGGTGTATTATCACTTATTGAAATATCGCTATTTGGAAGCACGGTAACAACTCCAGTTCGTACATCATTATATATCATTCCTTCGTTTAACTCACGTAAACTCTGGTTTACCTCATCAAATCCACCCTTGATCCTGTTCTCCAGATCATTCATCTCTTCCGCAGAAAAGGCATTTCCTTCTGCTGAGATCTGCCCCTCTGCTCTCGCTACGGTCACAAGTTCCGTGCTGCCGTCCTCATGTGTTAATTTTCTTCTGTTTGGGTATTCGGAAATACGATTCACCCATGTTTTTAAACTAAATGCCATGATAAAATCCTCTCTTTCTTATAAAAGTAATCCAATGCTCTGTCCTGCATAGATTTCTTCACCTGCGTAATGGACAAAGTTTGAATTATAAACTTCATAAATGTCATGTAATATTTTCTCAATATCATTGATTTTCTGGTACGTGTTAATCGGCTGCTGTGGAACTTCCGGTGTCTCTACATACCGATAACCGGCATTCCTCAGTGCTGTGACGTTCTTTAAAAGACTGTCAAAATATGTTTTATTCGGATATGTTGGGAGATTATCCTTACAAGTGACCAGAGAAATGTTCAGTAATTGTGCAATGACATAGCAGTTGTTTTCATTCCGCTTGACATCAGACAGATTAAAAGCCCCTTTCATGCCGTTAATCCACTCTGTTTTTTCATCGTCTGTCATATTCTCCCAGCCTATATTCCGAAATTCCTGTACACGGTCTACATCCGCCTGTGTACGATCATACACAAACCACGGCAGAATATACTCGATCGTATTCTCGTAGGTACTCTTATTTCCTGCCTCATCGTACATTTCGAGGTAAATGTGGTATAAGCTGTCCTCTGCCACATCTACCGTTGCACGCCACTTCACCGGATATGCTTCATCCTGGATAAAAACTGTCTCAACACCATTTACAGTCCCGGCAACATAAGTGATGTCTGTTGACAGTTCAAAACTGATCGTTCCAGAAGCCATCAGCTGACCTCAACCGTGATTGCTACACTTGCACTTGTGCTTACCGGATTTGGTGTAAGTGTAATGCCTTTTAACACAGGCACCGTAGTATCAAGCTTGACGCTCAATGTAATGCTGGTAGTCTGTCCGGCTCCGTCTTTAGCCGTAACCACAATACTGTTCGTTCCCTCTGCAAGAGTAACCGCTTTTGAAAAGCTTCCATCAGTTTCTACCGCTACTGATCCTAGGCTCGTGCCGTTTAATGTCATAGTCAATGTTATCGGACTTGAAGTTGCATCATTCGTTTTACCGGTTACTGTAAGCGCAGATTTATTTGTGATTAGCCCTGTCTGTGGAGAAGAAATTGTCAATGTCGGCGGCACTGTGTCAATTGTAAATGTTGATGAAACGGTAGTCGCCGCATTTCCGTCATTATCTGACGCATTGATCGTGATAGTGTGGTTTCCATCATTAAGTGCCGTCTGTGGCGTAAATGTAAACTGATAACCATTTGTAATCCCTTTGCTTACCATTCCTGTGCTTGAAGTTGTGTATGTAGTGCTGTCTACTTTAATTTTTACAAATGACAGCTTAACTCCTGATCCACCGGCTTCATCCACGACTTTAAATGTGATAGGCTGCTTATTGTTTGTCACATGTGCGCCTTTTGATGGAGATACCAGTGTAATTTTAGGCTTCATCGTTTCTTTTACAACCAGTCTCAATGCTTCTCCCAAGGTGGCATCTGTAGCATCTTTCGTAACTACAGTTCCTGCATCATTGGTAATCTCAATTTTAATCGGATAATACTTGTTGGCCAGATTGTATGATGTGGTTGCAGGGGCTGTAATTGTTCCAACCCATTTTCCATTACTTAAAGTAAGATTCGTCCACACTCCATCAACCTGTACCCTTACTTTTACAATTGCCATTAAATCACTCCTATCTCCTGTCCAGCTATAAGTTCATGATTGCTGGACCTGGTATATTTTGTTTCTGTGTAATATGTCTCTACATCATCTGCCACAACCGTTATTGTTACTTTGGTTTTCGTTGTGACTTTCTGACTGGATAATTTTGCGCTATATATAATTGGTCTCATTTCCATTAGATGATCACATCTCCTCCCGTATATAATTCAGTTCCGGCAAATACATCCTCAGTAACAACTACTGAATATCCCCTGCACGTTGCCGTTGCGATAAATCCACCTGTCAAATCAAGCGTCTGACTCTCAATCAATGTTGTCGATGTCTTGCCACCAATGGAATTTATATTCGCCCAATTTCCTACCTGCTCTAAGTCAACCAGGTACTTCATCCCCACTTTTTTTCTCAAGGCATGATAATCCAAAAGATAAGCAGCGATATCGGGTAATATATCAGCATTATAAATGGTACATCCACTGTATTTTTTTATATTTTCTGTTTCCCCGGATTCGATTTTATCTACACTCTTTTCGTAGGAAAAAGTCGTGTTTGCATATTTAATACCTGTGATCTGGCACTGTCCGGCAGTCGGCATGTTAATGATGAGATAATTTGTTTTTACTTCTTTCAACGTGCCGGCACTTGCTGTGATGGATGATGGCAGATATGGACTCGAAAAAGTGATCTTCGTATCTCCGGCCGGCAATGTTTTCTTATAAATATCAGATGTCTTTTCTTCCAATGCATAGTTTTTCATCTCAATATTCACACCAGAGATATATTTTTCAAGAGATACTTTCGTATTTCCATTAAATTTGCGATCCGTCCCGACAGTGGATTTCACATATTTGTCTGGCTTATAAACCTTGATGGTATCGCTCCGGCTGTCATCCGCAACCGCACCACACGCAAAGCATACCTGTTGCAATGCCTTACGGCACGTCTGGATGGCTAAATAGCCACTTAAAAGTGTGTTACCTACTTCTTCATCAATTACATATTTTTTTATTCCTGCTGTTGCAAATATTGCATTCAGTATCACTCCTGCACGGACATTGTTATATACCTGTCCTTCATAAAATGTATACTTATCTAATAACCCAACTACATCAACTAGCTTAAATTTTGCAATATTCTTTGAAAAAGAAAAATCGTCGATGAAGAATGCTCCCATAGGAATCATGTTTCCGTTATTAAACTCTGACAAAGTGACTTCCTGTGTTTTCTGCACACTATTCCATGCTCCGTTTTCGTTTTCTGCATCAAAATCATTATTCATATCAACAATTGAAATATCCGCTTCGTTGATAGACAAGGATGCAGATGTCACATCAATGTCCTCCTGCACCTTGGCTGTCTGGATCATGTCTTTATCCCACACAATATATTTTCCATATAAAATATACTGAATCTTAATATATCTCTGCGGAAAGCTTGTTCTTACAAATTCAATCTCAATTTTTCCGTAATTCTGCGCCTGTGTATTGCAAACATAAATAAGGCTGTTCGGGTAAAAGGTCTCTGTGATTAATTTTGTACCGGCGATTGTATACCATGTGATTTTCAGCTCTGCTGGTGGTTCATCTTCAAAATAAAGTGTGATCGCTGCGGATGTATGCTGCTCCTTAAATGTGATCGTGATTTTGGGATTCGTTTCAAACGTGCAGCCATCCTTTGATAATGCAGCACTCCAGAATGCAATATCGTTTGGATTTTCCGGCAATAAGCTTTTACTTCCATCAAGTATAAATTGATTCAGTTCGAAAGTTCCATAATCGGACTGTTCCGTCTGATCTGCAAATAGTCCAACTGAACCTATGCCCTGGTTATCATCTGTCGTGACCGAAGCATCCGCAAGTGCGGTAACATCTATAAATTTCATTTCTGCCCTGCAATAAGTTCTCATAAATGCCCCCTTACGGTGTCCTTGCTGGTTTCTTGCTCGTCATTTTCCAAGACAAGCCTTTATACTTCGCTCCGCTGTCCAGTACCTTTTCCACTTCGTCTTTAATAGAGGAAAAATACCCATAAAAATCAAACTGCTTGCTTGAATCCGGTAGTGATACATGATGGAATCTGTTCTCACAATCCGTGATATGATCTATTAGTTTGTCATACATTTCTACATCATCGATTGTTCCAATTGAGATTGTATAATTCTTATAAAGTCCGATGCTCTCGATTTTAATGTCGCCGTCCTCTGTCCTCTCTGCATACTTTTCCAGAAAGTCCAGTGTCCTCTGGATAGACACCAGAGGGATATTATATGTAATTCCATCAATGATAAGTCCTTGTGTATACTTATGTACCATCTTATCCCTCCGCTATCCCAAGTCTTATTTCTTCATCCTGTAAATACGGCAGATTGATTCTTGCGAACTCTTTACCATCCACCGCCAGCACTACTGTCTTTGCACCGCTATAGTCCGGCATTTTGCTTGCAAGCTTCGATGCAAGGTCGTCCATCCAGCCGGTATTATTTTCAAGCGGAAGGACAGCTTCTCTTCCTGCTTCTCCGATTTTTGCGATTGTTGCTCCGGTTGTTATTCCTCCGTTAGCTAAATAAGGTATGTTAACAGGTTGGATTTTTTGTAAATTAAATCCTCCGAATTGTTTTCCACCCAATCCAGGTACCCAATCAGGAACAGTGAAACTAATTTTATTAATTGCAGAAATACATGCGTTTATAACTCCACAAATTGCATTGTATGCAGTATTTAATGCTCCTATAACAAAATTAACAGATGATTTTAAGCATCCTACAATTACATCCCAGACACCAACAAAGAATGTTTTTATTCCTGTCCATGCCATCTTCCAGTCGCCTGTAAAGACACCCTTTAGAAACGTTGTAATTCCGGAAAAGATTTCTTTTATTCCATCGCCGATCTGCGTAAAATTTGAAAGCATTACTAAGCCCCATTCTACTATGGGCTCCAAAACAGTACGCTTAAAATTATCCCAGTCAGCTACAATGGCTAGAACCAGGCCTGCAATCAATGCGGCAATAGATGCTACCACAACACCTGCTGTCAGAAGCAGAGATGTGAATACGCCTGCAACGATAAGAATTCCATTTTTAAGATTTACACCATTATTTATCAAATCTGCTATACCTGCTACAATCAGAAGTATTCCGGCAACAACAGACGCCGCAACCGCTCCAAATGCCATAAACGTTCCGACTACCAAGCCGAAAGCAGAAACTAATAATAAGCACGTATTTTGTGCATTTAATCCGTTTTCTCTTATGTCATGAAGTGCAGTTATTAACCCTGCAATAGAAATGACTATCAGAGCAATACCGGCTACCATCGGGCCAAATAAAGCATATAATCCACCGACTGCAAGAGAAGTACCAACGATATAGCCTATTAAATTCTCCCAATCAACACCATTTGTCCACATGTCGAACAGACTATATATAGTCAATGCAAATCCTGCAATAACAACAAGCCATGAAACAATTGTTCCAAGAATTGAACTCATTGCCAATAAATCTGTCAGAAAACTAGCAATTTTCCATGTTAATAAAGCAGCTGCAATCGCTAAGACAATTGGAAGCATTGTTTCAAATATTTTTTTTACATTTTTTACCCACTCAAAATCCTTTTCGGTTAATGGCACTTCTTCATAACCGCTACCAGAAGCTCCTGATGTTCCACCACTACCGCTTCCAGAATCATTTTTCTGTAATACATTCAAATCATCAAAAGCCGCCAATGCTCCAGCTGCTTTTTTGGCAGAACCGGCTGTTTTATCAAGAGATGCCGCATAGTCAACCTGCTGCTTCTTTGCCTTTGTCCAAGTGCTTTTTCCGCTTATAGCCGCAATAAATCTATTCGTGGCATTAATGGCATTTGTAAGCCATGTACATAAGGTTACGATTGCTGGTGTCAATGCAGATATGATAGGTGCTGTCAATGCTCCAATAGAATTTTTCAATGTAGCCGAAGCACTTGCCATTTCAGACATTTTTCCATTAAATTCAGAAGAATACTTCGCCATGTTCTGTATACCTTCTGTAAATGCCTTGGATATGGTCTGAGATACTTTCATAACCGCATCGAATATTGCAAAACTAACTACTGTCTGCTTTATTCGTTTCGCCATGTCAGATATTAAGCCAGAGGATTTTTTTGCTGATTTTCCTACTTTTTCAATGTCTTTCGCACCAGCACCAATAGTTTTCTCATTAGCAGCTGTTTCTCTCATCTTCTGATTAAGAACTTCCTGTTTGTTCTGTACATCAAGAAGCTTTTCAGATACTTTGCTATATTCCTCTGTAGTTGTAGGATCTATAAAAGCAGTTCCAGAAGATTCCATTGCAGCAAGCTCGCCTTTTGCATATTTAATTGAGTTTGTTAATTCCTCAACGTCGTATTGCATTCTTTTAAAGGTTGTGCTTTTACTGCTTCCACCTGTTTCTAAGAATTTATCCATTCTGGCAAGAAGTTTATCAAGAGAAGCAGTATCTTTTTCTATCTGCATCTGCACAGCCTTATATTCCTCTGTCGGAATCTTCTGACTTGCCAGATCTTTCAGAGTCTTTGAAATCTTATCAGCTTCTCTTGCAAGCTTCTGAAACTGTGATTCCATCTGCATGAGCTTACTTGATGCTTCTCCATTTTCAATCAACGTTTTTATTCTGATTTCGCCATCATATTCAGCCATGCTAAAACCCTCATTTCTTAAACTGTTTCAATGCTTCCTGTTCTGTTTCTTTCTGCTTTCTTATTTCTTCCATCATACGATCGTAATCGTCTATCTTTTCTTTTTCTTCGCTGGTATACTCTTTTTCTGACTGTTCCAAAGCATATTTATTTTGTGCGTTTCTGATTGCATCTTTTTCTTTGGAACTCATGTTCTTTTCAATCTTCTTCTGTCGGATCTCAATTACCTCCATGAGAGAAGATAATCTTCTTGGCATATTCCAGATCAAGCCATTAAATTTCCACCAGTGCATATCTGCTACGGACAAATCAATACCGTATATCTGCAAAAAATCTGCATATATTCTCCATTGATCTACATCATAGTCAATAAAACGCTTTGTATTTTTGCTACTGCCGGTATTGTCGTGATACCATCCGTTTAAATACCAAGAAATACATTCATTTAACTCATGGTGCTGTGGATGGTCTCTAAGTTCTCCGTATTCATCAGAGAACATAAGATAAAGAATAGAAGTTGTTTTCTCGTACTCATTCATTTCTTTGTCATATTGCAAAATATAAATCTGCATACCTATGCGGAAATCGGTATTTACTTTGTATCCGTTCCATTCAGTAGGCAAATTGTCAAGCATGACATTGTTCATTATTTTGCCCCACGTCTTTTAATATTGTATCTGTTCTGCACCTGTTCAAAACGTTTATTGAAAAGCTTATTCATAACAGGGATAACCTGCTCTACAAACTCCACAATTGCAAGTTCATCCGGGACAATATCTCCGTAAATCTGTTTCATGGCATCTTCGCCAAACAACCCATCTATACTTTCCGTAATCTGCTTAAGATATTTCACACGAATGCTGTTAAGTTCTAATGCTGCATCCACATTCATATCATCCACATTCATATCGTCTTTGTGGTTATTTCTCCATTCGGCGGCTTCTTTTTCACAGTTTTGAGATATATTATTTAATTTATCAATTACACCTGCAAACTTCTTAGCTGTGTCCGCATTCGCTGTATCTACTGTTATAACTGTAATAAGATCTCCGTCTTCGTCTTTTATTGCAATTTTTTTTATGCCACTGCTTAATTTAATTTCTTCCATTTTTAACATCCTTTCCTAATGTGGGACACCAAGGAAAGGTAGGCATCCCACATATGCTAATTTTTAATTAACACCTATGAAATTGGGTAATCTTCATCCAAAGCCAAAGCGCTTACTTTAGGCGCCCATGTGAACGATCCATCACCAGCAATAGTGATTGTTCCCTGTTCTACATCTCCATTTCCATTAATCTGGACTGTAGACTTTAAAATATCACCACCTGATCCGCCAGTGCTTGATGCACATACAGTTACTGGGATACGAATGCAATCTCCCGATCCGCTTGTAATATCAGCTTTAAAGAAGCGATAATAATATGTCTCACACTGATCTCCTGTTGGAAGCTTTTTGAAAATGTCATTAAACGCTGTCTGCATTTCATCTGACAGATGCTCTCTTTCCGGGGACATTGAAAATGCATATCCTTTTACAGAGTTGCTTGCATTTTTCATGTTTACATACTGTGTGCTTTCTGTGTTAGGTCCCCAGTCTTCTGTAAGCTCTGTGAAACCGTCACCCATTTCAGCAAGCTTTTCAGTTGATCCACCCATAAGGCTTCCAATATCCAAAAGTGAGACCATGTTAGTTCTGTCTTTTGCCATGAGTATTCCTCCTATTTTTTATAAAAATATTTAAGCTGCATATTAATTGCTAATTCTGTTGTTTTCCCATCTGCTGTACCGCAAAATACATCCGATGTGCGGTTGATTTGTTCTACAACAAAATTTTTATCTTTTAACGTAAATTCTCCACTTTCAAGGAACTTTGCAATATTTTCAAGCAGATTGCTTGCTGCAATATTATCCTTGTTTGTTGTTGGATTGCTTTTGTATACGATCTGGAACGTCATTTGTCCGACATAAGAACCGCTGACATATTTTTTCAAATAAACAGGATCCTGCGCCGGAAAAACTCCAATAGACTGAGTATCTTTTATGCTGTTCCATAAGATTGTTGAATTTGATGGTTTGAAACCGGGTGGGAAATCCGGATAACTATTTATCATATCAAGAATAGCTCTTTGCGCCGTTTCTGCATCTGATACAAGCATTATTTTTGGCTTTTCATTCAAATCATTTACCTCCAATCTCAAACCTTGGTATAAGGCTGTAAACACCGATAGTATTCACTTTGTAGCAATTCCCTTTTTCATTTACCATGTACTGGAAGAATTTACCCGGATAATCGTCTGAATTAATTAATCCAACCGGCAATTCCCTATCAATGAGAAGTTCATCTTTTTTTGCAATCACTACGAAGTCAAAATCATTACTTCTTAAAGTGAAATGCTTTAGCTTTTCTTCTTCGCTCATGTTCTCCCAGTCTGGTGGATTAGCATAATTCAATGTGCCATCATTCGGAATTTTTACAAGAAAACTATCTGCATCTTTCATTCCAGATTTGTTTATGTTCTCTGCCTGTGTAAGCTCGATTCTTACATTTTCAAATAGAGTACCGAAATAATATTCAGTTTCTAAAGTGTCGTTGTAATGCCTGTTATATAAAACCACGGCATCTTTATATCCGATTCCCATAAGCTAAACTCCCATGTACAAAAGGTTTTCATGCCTTGAATCAACCATTCCGGTTAGGTAATTTGATGCAATATCGTAGCACTTACTATTAAGTGCCATTTCTGATTTTGCAATCTCTACCAATGTCGAAGAAGATGCTCCGGCATCATAAGATACTGATTCACTTCCAGAAGTCATGCTCTTAATCATTTTCCCTTTTACAGTTCCGTCTGTATTTGAAATAACACCAAAGTTATTGACTGCCGCGGAGTACTCAGATACATTCTTTAGCAATTCAGCTATTTCGCAGGTGCAATCTTTGATATTATCCCACCATGCATCTTCTGATTCTGGCTGAGAATAAAACAAAATCCTGTTTGATGTGATCGCATTGATTCTTCTTTCTGCTTTTCTTTCATATGGAGCAAAGTCTTTTTCGTTTTCAAACAAACTTCCACCATATTTCGTTTGGTAATATTCAAAATCTACATATGACATTGCTCCACACTCCTTATTGCTGTGATAAGATTTCGCTGATAATATCAGCTTTCTTTGTTGCGGTCAGTGAATACCCTTTACTCTCTGCCAGTGCCTTAATTTCTGCAACTGTAAGAGAGTTTAAGTATTCTTCCGTGAGTTCCCCACTAGCATTTACCGCCTGTGTAGTGGGATCTATTCCCCCGGTGTGATTGAAACGTTTGCTACTGCATCAATGTACTCTGCAAAAAGTACAAATCCTAACAGCGCATAAGTTACGCTGGTTGCGCAATCGTGATCGCCTTTTACCTTAAATCCGATAAGATTTGTTTCTCCGCTGACAGTGTAAGAAAGACCGGCTTTCTTAAAATCTGCGTCAGATGGATCTACATAGTAAGCAACAATGTTGTTTACAGCTGTTGCCAGAACTTTTCCGGCTGGGATTTCGTTGTCAGAGCAAAGGATCATAATGTCTGCTCCAAGAAATTTTTTGATATAGGTAAGTCCGAAGGCTGTCTGCAAAGTAATTTTTGAATTTCCAAGATAATCATATAAATCCATCATATTTACAAACACTGCAACTCCTGTAGCAGTTTTGTGCATTGACTTGAACTTATTCTTGACAGATCCAATAGCTTTAGCTACAGCCATCTGGAATGTTTTTGTAGTGTTTGTAAGTGTACCAGTTTTCAGATAGTTGTAGAATTTTGTTGTAATATCATCCTGCAGGTCTGTCTTGAACTCTTCGTCTGTCATTCCACAAGCTGCTTCATATCCATGATTCATGATAGCTTCGATAGAAACTTCTTTTGCATATTTTCCAAGAGTAATCTCTGAATAAGGTTTCTCTTTTACATCGTAATGTGTTCTTGGAATCACATCACCTTCTGCTACAGTTCCGCTTTCTAACGTTCCTTCTACATATTTGCTTTTAAGAAGAGTTCCAGGCGTTTTTCTAATTGCTCTTGAAATTCCAAGAACCTCTCTTAAAGCTTCCCAGTTTCTTTCAAAAGATGTAACAAAATCAATTTCCCTTGCTGTTACATCAATGTCTTCTGTTTTAATCAGTCCTTCGTTTGCTGCAAAGAACTGCAAATTGGTGTTCATCGTTAATCTGTTTTTGTTCATATAAAACTCCTTTACTGTTGGAATAAAGAAATGTTTTCGGCAATTGCTTTCTGACGTTCTGATCTATCTTTGATAGATAAAATGCTCTCTCTTGTTGTAGGCTTATCACCACCAGAATTGTTTTCATTCGGTTTTGTGAAATACGCATGTGGAGTCGGCTGATTCTGTTTATTTACAAATGCATTTGCATCTGTCTTTTTAGCTTCCTCAATAAGATCACTGAACCCTATCAGTTTTCCGTTTCTCACGCTTACGCTTTCGGAAATGTCTTTCATAATGGCTTTCTTTGCAGATTCAGAAGTAAACTCGATTTCCGCAAATGCTTCTTTCAAAAGTTCATCCTTCTCATGCTCTGCGATTTTGGCTTCATAATCTTTTTTGGAATCCTCTGCCTGTCTCTTCCAGTCATCACGCTCTCTTAAAATGTCTTCCGGGCTTTTTCCATCCAACCCTTCAAGCATTCTCTCTGCTGATTCTGCACGGGTTTTCCACTGTTCAGATTCTGATGAAGCCTTATTAACCTTGTCTTCCATTTCTTTCTTGGAATACAGCTCTTCACCCATACTCTTTTTAATGGATTCTTTCTGTTCGTCTGAAACTTCAATTCCGAGTTTCTTTAATTCGTTTGCTACGTTTACCATGTTTCTACCTCTTTCTTTCCAAGTTGTTACTCCGGTCAGTCCGGCACGATTGAGTTGCTATTTACTCCATAGCTGGCAATTGGGAATGAAGGAATCGAACCCTCGACAACCCGGATATAAGCCGTGTCTTCTTCCACTGAATTAATCCCCAAAAATAAAAAAGCACGCCCAAAATAGGACGTGCCACGCATCATCCCATAATTATTCTAGGTTAGCGAACAGAATCCCTTTTTCTGTCCGGTACTTTTAATATTCTTTTCAATATATATTTTAACCTATTTTAAACAACTTTTTGTACCATTTTAAAAAGGGCAGATTGCTCCACCCCTCTTTGCTATTTCCCACCGAAATACCTTCTAAGTACTTCTTTTTCTTCTTCCACAATGCAATCCTTTCTTAATCTGTTGCACTGGTCGTATATATACTTTCCGTACTCTTCTAATTTGGCTATCATTGCATTTTTGTTTTCCAATGTAGGATTTTTAATGTATTCTTTTTTAAGCCCTATATAGTCCTCATACTGCTTTATAACATCCATTTTCAATTACCCCATTCAAAATATCATCTGCTATGCCAACGACTTCTTTTCCATAAAGAGACAGAAAATCCGCTACGATTTCCTCTACATTTATTGGAATGTGGCAGTCATATGAAAATGAAGCGCAGTGTACCAACTCATGAGATAGAACTTTCTCTAACAGGCTTCCGCTTAATGCATTTGACAAATAAACCGTTCGTTTGCTCCAATCTGTAACACCAAGTGTAATTGTTCCGTCTGAACGCATCAAGCATTCACTATTAGGATTTACATATAAAATATTCCATTCAACATCATTGATTTTAAACACTGCGCTCACCTCTTAGATTTTCTGTAACATCATCTGTAATTCATTTCTCCACATCTGCTTTTCTTCCGGGGCTGCATCTGATGTCATTTCAGTAATATCCATCTGCATATCTCGCAAGTAATCTTTTCTTGCTTTTGCACGCTCTTTTTTATCTTCTTCTGAATTGCCATGATGGTTTTCTCTGGTTTCCATATAAGTACGTCTGGAAATACCGGCTTTTCCCTCTCTGGAATCCCTCGGATATGATCTGTCTCCCATCATTCCGGTATCTGTATACATCCTTTTCAGGTCTTTCTTATCCATGTCTCTCATGTGCTCTGCATCTTCGTAATCATCCGGGTACATGTGATAATATGGGGGTTCATCATATCCTCTTCGTTTTCCTCTGCCTTTCGGTGCAAATCTTCCATCAGCATAACGATACCGGTCGTAATATCTTCGGTCATCCCCATACTCTAAAAGCTTCTCCATGATATCTGCTTCGTCCGCTTCGTTCATTGCCTTAGTAATTGTGGCATAATACTCTGCTTCTGACAGATCCTTTATCATGTCGATCACTTCTCCCATTTCTTCTGTGCTGACATTCTCAATCCCTTTTTCAATCTCACATAAGGATTTTTCAGCAAGGCATTCAAGCATTTTATGAATTCTTTCAATATGCATATACTAAGCCTCCCTTACTACAATTAAATTACTGTTCTGAACCTCGATAGTCTGTCCTGATGTATTCTGAACCGCTATTGCGCTGCAGCATCCACAAGGAACATCTACATAAACCTGTGCAGATACATTGAATAAGTTTTCTACTGCCGCAGGTGTCACGATCATTCTTGTAGACTGTAATGGTTCTCCGTCAATTGCGATTGCAAGAGAAATAGCTTCCACCGTTCCACCGGTTGGAATCTGGATATTTCCGCTATAAGATACAAGAAATCTGGCTTTGCACTGGTTTGTGATTCCTCTTAATTTAACTACTCCGCTTCCCTGTCTGTGAACGATACATTTTGTTCCGCAAACCGGTGTCTCAGTAAATGCGACATCTTCTCCCTGCAGGACAGTCTGTAAAGCATTGGCTGTAAATTCTGACATAATATTTTCCTCTCTTTCAAAAATATAAGGGCAAACATTGAAGTCTGCCCTTTGTGTTTAAGTAATACTGCTATGCAGACATAATCTTGTCGATTAAGATACTTTAATTATTCAGTTGTCTAACATCCGCATCCAGTATTGCAACCACATCCATACGGAATGTATGTGTTCGGGTTTGGCACCTGGTATGCTGGGATTGGCGATGGATTAACAGCACTGATAATATGATTTGTCTGTGCTGTCATAGCGGTAGTCAGAAGTGCGTTCTGTCTATCCTGTGATGCTGCAAGTCTCAAATCATTATTTTCTGCCTGCAACGTTGCGATCTTATCCTGGCATAAGTAGTCAAGTATCGCTCTTGTTCCGGCATTCTGGCTGTCGATAATATCTCTCGTGTTGTTGTTCATGGTGTTCTGTAATGCGCAAGTGTTCTGCGCCATGTTGAAGTTTACACCCTGGATAGCTTCACGAGTTTCGCAGCAACAATTTGCAAGCTGAGACTGAATAGCATTTGCATTCTGCATTCCTGCTACTGTGTCCGCATTAATTGCCTGCTGAATGGTGTTAAATCCTGTCAGCATTCCGTTGTTTACTGCATAAAAGCCATCACAAAGACCATTTGTAATGCCATCAAGTTTACTTATGACTGCTGAATTGTCAAATCCTCTCTGGATATCAGCCTGTGTAGCCGCAGTTGCGGTATAACCGCCACCACCATTACCACCGAATCCATAACCGCCCCATCCACCGAATAAGGCAAAAAGGATAATGAGAACCCACCAACCACCATCGCCCCATGCACCATCATTACGGTTTCCACCAGTAACGGCGGCAATGTCCGCTAAACTTGGAGATGAATTAAACATATGTGTTCCTCCTAATAAAATTTATTTATACATAATCTTGCAAGAATAGTATCAATGTTTAAACTGACTAATGATTTCTTCCGGGTTAAGGCCTTTTTCTTTGCACAAATTTCTGGCAAGCTGTTCCAACCCTTTACTGTCTCCACGGTTCATCATGTCGAATGTATTTTTCATGATCGGATTATTTGAAAATTGAGAGTTGTTCATCATTTGACTTAATATCATTTTAGGGTTTCCACCACACTGGATCATCTGCATTAAATTCATTCAGAATCGCTCTCTTTCTTTGCTCTGGTAGTCCTCTGGGACTGAGTTATTTTAGCTTCTATTTGGTCTAATCGCTCCATTATCGGGGCAATCAATGTTGCCGTGTCTTCTTTCGGTAATTCGTTTTGCTTTCCGTCTAGCTGCGGTTTATATGTAACTGTCTGAATAAGCCCGTTAGCACCCCAAGATTTTATATAAACTTCTGATCCATCTGCTTTCGGGAAAATGGCAAATGGTGCATTCATGGGAACGTCATTTGCTGTGACTTCCTCAACAGAATTAACCATTCTTCCGCAAAGTCCAGCTTGTTGCGGCATGATCTGTTGTGGGAATTGCTGTTGAAACTGCTGTGGCTGTTGATATTGAGGATAAGAATACTGGTTATATCTCTGATACTCGTACATAATAAACCTCTCTTTCTATCTTCATTTTATTATTAACAACACAATTGAACCACCCCAGTAAAACCCCATTAAAAGGACACAAAAAAGACACCCTTAACGGATGTCTTTAATGAGGAGAAAGTTATGTGAAATGTTGTCCAGTTACCTTAAGAATTTTATGTTGCATTTTGACGTTAATACGTCCGGCTGTCTTAGTCGAAATATGCATAATTTCTGCACATTCTTCTAGCGACTTTTCTTTCTTCCGTAAATCAAAGAGCGTTTCTTCTGTCGGTGTGAAATCACACAATTCTTTTATATGCTCTTTTTCTTCTTTGGTAAAGCACGTAACAATGTTTTTCATTTGCTTTACCTCATTTGGGGGAGTTTCCGGCTATGACGGTGAGTTGTTATCTCGCTTGAATTCCACTGCATTAATTAAAGAAAGGTGGATAACCAAGTATGTATGGTTAACACGTTATTATAATAACATATTATTCCATTTTCGTTGTACCATTTTTTTCAATTTTATTTTTATAAGCCGTTGCTCGTCCATTTGCAATCGCAGACTGTTTTTTACTAAATCCAGAAACCTTCGTTCTATCGCCTTGCAATTGAAGATCGTTATTCTTACAGAATGATTGAAGCCTTTTATTCTGCATTCGCAGTTTATATGCCAGTTTATCATATTGAGGTTGCAAGATCTCTTTTACATCTGTTTCTGCAATCATATCAAGTTCCTGTTTCTTGGTCATAATTTCACGCTTTGTTTTGCGAATTTCTCTTTCAAGTAATCTCTGCTTCTGCTGCAGATCATAAAGTTTTTGACTTTCATCTGCATTTATATTCACATTTCCGTTTTCATCAAGGTACTTATTTACCATGTCTTTTCGCCACGGACCATGTGAATGTCTGCAATTGTATCCGTGAAGTCCTAAGAGATTTACAACAGTTCCTGTTCCGGTTTTAGGGTCTATGGTATAACCTGTGCTTTCAAGAAGATTCGGAAATCCTGGTTCGCTACCGATTATTTTATAGGCCTTGCCTTGCCAGTGATCGTGAGATGGAATCCCTTTTGGATTCTTTTTATCATATCTTGCCCCCGGATGCGCTGATACTAGAACATATTCTATTTTATTTTGCGCAATATAAATGTTCGTCACTTGTGCCGCGGTCTGATTCATAGATGTGACGATGCAACATCTCACTGCCGCTTCAAGAGAACGCTTCGTTCCAGTAGGGTATTCTACCATAACACCAGATTCTGCATATCTATCCAGAATTTCGCAGACTGCACTGCTGTAAGACTGCATTCCAGATGCAACTCTATAATCAACCTCATTCAGCATGTTGAGCAAGTCTTTCTGTGTCTGGTTAATGGTTGTTTTTGTCAAATTATCAAGTTCACCAGATGTCTTTATTAACTCTGCATTCATTGCCAGAATTGCCATATTATTTTTTAGCGGAGATATAATATCTGATGCTGATATCTGCGTCAAGACTTCCTTATCATCTGAGAATGATGTCATTACACTATCCCTTAATAATCTGCGAACCTCATTTCTTGATTTTCCAGACATTTCAGATATTCTTTTTACAATCTCGGTGTTATGCAGTCCCATCTGTTGAAGTTTCCACAATTCTCGATCGGCAGTTCCTGACAATTCACCGGATTTTATCAATCGTGTTGCAATATCTGATATAATCCAATTTTCAAGATCTTGATACATTTCAACCAGTTTATCAGTTTTTCCGTAAAAATAATCCGGTCTAAGCATTATCCTTTTCCAACCTCTCTTTTAACAAGATCTATCCACTGCTTACCGTGATTTTCTTTTGCAGTTTCAAACCATCGTTTACCTGTTCCAGGTGTGTTATATTTTAATTCTGTTCCTGTCGGATACTTCTTTTCTCCACGATTCGCCCATGATCTACCGTCTGCGGTCAAATAAAGCTCGCCTACGTACTGATAATGTGCATATAGTGTATCGACTGTAATTAATCCGGGTTCTTTTATCTGCGTCTTGTTTCTCAAATCGCCCTGCTGCATAGGTGTGTATTTTCTCATGTCATTTACAACCTGTTCATCAAGAACATTCTGCGCATTTCTCAAATTTTCATCTATTCTTTTAGTGTCAAGCTTAATATTAAAGCTTCCAATGACTTTATTATATTTTATATTAACGCATCCCTCTCTATCACTTTTCTAAATAAAACTTAATTGTCTCTATCGCAGTCTTTTTCTGAAGCTTTATCTGAACCAACTCCGGCGGTTCTTGTTCCGGGATAATATATCCACCTTTTAAAACACCATTTATAGAAAGCTTCGGTATCCCTTGAATCATTTTACTCCTCTCCAAACAAACCACCGCTGTTCCTTTCCGCATCTTCCTGCGCTCTCTCTGCAAACATTGCATCTACTTCATCATCATTGAATCCCTCGTATTCCTTAAGGTATTTACGCTTAGAATAAATACCCTGTATCATTAAATTATAAGCTCTGGATCTGTCCTGTTCGAAGCTCGCAAGCAAATCTTTAAAATAAAATATATCTTCGTCCGGTACATCATCATCCAGTGCATCCACATAGCCGGCAGGTATTCCGTAAAGGTCACAGAATACGTTAATTGCATAAATGAGATTTTTCAACGCTGTTTTTATGCATTTTCGAATATCGTTAATCGTTTCTACCGTCTCATTGTCATCGCTCTCAACCTGTGTTGCTGTCAATCTTCCAGATTTTCTATCAAGGATAAACTGCCCTTGTGAGAATCCGCATTTTGTCGAGATCATAGAAAGAACGCTGTTAATGTCTGTGATTCTGTCAGAAGTAAGCATGGTCGGGACGTGTTCATCAATCGTGCTTTTTGAATCCAGTCCCAATTTCAAGCCTTTAACGAACCGAGGAAGCTCTACTGTTGAGGTGCGTGTACCGCCTTTTCCCTGTTTTGTCAGCGCGTTCTCATCAATAAAAGTAATGTGCTGAGAATCCTCAACCTCATTTCCCTTTTTACTCCATGCGATATCAAGATCTCTAAGCTCCATAAGTGCATTTGAGAAAATCGATATACCTTCTGGTGATGAGTAGTCGATCATATTATTGAATGGAGTTTTCAAATAAGCAAACAGTGGCTTTTCTATATTCGCAATATGAACGACTTCATCGATTGAAGACCACTCAGGAACGTCATGCAGTTCTATCTTTTTACCAAGTGAGTTACTGCTGTTTGATTTGAACGCTCTGTTCTGGATCTCGTACACGTTCATCTCTTCGCCCTCTTTATTTTTTGAGGTCGTGAAATGATGGTATTCAAGCCGGTAGTAATACACTTTATCTTTTAAAAGTCGATTAACGAAAACGCATCCTCTGATATCTCCATTGCTTGTCTTTTCTGTGATTGCGAAATCCCACGGCATAATATAATCTATCATGTTGTCTGGGTTCATTGAGCCGTTCGGCTTTAAAATAATTCCGCCAACTCCTAGCATATCTTCTACTTTGTCCCGGATAGAAGTGTCAACCATTGCCCTGATGCACTTATTAATAAAATCTGCTCTTTCTGAACCAGTTATGCTCACTGACAAATCCATACATGCTTTCTTTGCTGTGTACTGGCAGAGGAATTTTGCAAAATTTATCGTCCGGATGTCATTTTTTTTCGGATCAACCCAGAAAGGACTTCCCTTAATGATGTCGTTCCATCTCTGCTGTGAGTTCTCAATCTCCGGAGAAGTAATAAACTCGACATTAAATTCTTTTTCTGCATCTGTTCTAAAAAACTTCATGATCGTCTCCCTTATTTTTTCAAAAAAATTCATTTTTTAATCCTCATAATCGTCGCTGTCTTCATCATCATCATCATAAAGACCGTCATTCCTTCGGCTGGTCATGATAATCCTGTTCAATGCATAAATGTTTGCCATGATCGTATCTTCTTCTAAGGTCGGGTATGCATCCGAAAATGAACCATCTGGAAGCTGCTCATGTTCTGCTTTTACAAACTCTTTTTCTGTATTCGGGCAACGTTCTGGATCAATGACAATCTTATTGCATCGCTGAAGCCACTCCCAGCAGTAATCCCTTCCTTTTCCGCTTCCCCATCTTTTCTTTGCCCCGATCGCATTGAATCCCCAGTCCTGCATCTCTGCTATTCCGTCCGGTCTGGCAGAATCGCATATAATCTCGACATTCATAAATTTCTTTATCTTCCTGGCAAAGGTAGAGTTTTTACATTTTTTAGAATACACTTCGCCAAAAATATAAAGAGTGTCCGTCTCGTAATCGTAATAGTTCTGGCTGAACACCTGTGGGTGTGTGTATCCGAAGTCCAAACCGTGGTTTACTGTGTCAAATGTCATTAACTCCTCATCCGATATTTTTCGGATTTCTAAATTGTCGAAGATGCCGCCGCCTGTTCCAGTGACTTCTCCGAGATAATTATTTTTATAATATAATGGTTTATGAATCCTGAACCACTCCGCACGCTCGAAGAATCGCTTTCCAAGCCATTTCACAGGTACATTATAATAATAACTGTGGCAGATCCGTGTCTGTGGCTTATTTTTACACTCTTCGGTGTACTCGTTCATAAAGTTATTTTTTGACTTCGGAGGATTGAAAATTTTTATGTCAAGTGCTGGTGTATCTGCTCGCAAAAATGTATCCTCTATGTTATCCATCTGCTCCACACCTGCCATCTCGTCGCACTCTTCATGGATCAGCATCTTAACATATCCGAATGGCACGTTGAAAGATTTTAAGCTGATAGGCTTATCAGCTCCCACGAACATTACCATCTGCCCGGTCGGCTTATACACCGCACACATCGGAGACTGCTTAAAGTCCCAGTTATCCAGATCATTACACCGGATCACCACCTTCATAAACTGATTATAAACAGATCCTCTCAAGTCAATCTTATATCGTCTTGTGTATACGATATGCGCCTGAGGATCCTGTCTGATCGTCTCATATGCAAGATTCCCCCAAAAATTGGACTTAATAGAACCACGCCCACCCTTCGATATGATCTCGTGTATGTCTATCTCTCCAGTAAAAGCTTCATGCACCGTTCTGTAAATTTCCACAAAGTCGGATGTTATGTCTGTGATAGGGATCGTCCAGAGTGCTGCCTTTTCTCTCTTCTCTTTTTCTTCTGCTTCAAGTTTATGCTTTTCTGCAATCGTCAAAGCTTTCTCCAGTCCGTCCATTGCCTTAAGCTGATCGGAGAAATCTGGAGAGAATCCAAGACCGTCCACGACTTCGCCCTTCGCTATTTTACTTCTGCGCTCTTGGATCTCTGCTAGCGACATGATATCCCGGTGCTGTTCTTTTTCAATGTGCTCGATCTGTTTGGCTATATATTCGGAAACGCTAACATTTGCTAGCAATCGAGCCGCCCCTGCGTTAGCTCCATTTTTACTATATCCTGCCTTTCTGAACGCCCGTGTGGCATTTCCGCCATTCTTTATATACTCATCTGCAAATGCTTTTTGTTTCGGTGTGAGTTTTCCCTTCATCCACTCACCGCCCATCTCGCATTTCGTTAATTGCATTTACTATACGGTAAGTGTCCTCTGCCATCTTCTTTACATTCTCCGGCTTTCTTAATTCCTCTATTGTCTTTTTAAATACATCTTTTAGCTCCGGATCATCTCGAAACCGTTTCTGAATTTTCTTTCTGGAACAATCGAGACAAATATCTATTCTCTGCTCCTGCGGCAGTATCTTTCCGCATTCTCTGCATTTCGTCATTTGCTTACCTCCTTATAAATTTCAAGCAAGCAGAATATTACTTCCGGTATAGATGCCGTTTTGAGAATCTCATAATCTTCCGTTTTCCATTCTTGTCTATTTTTCTTAAAGGTGTACACTGGTGTAATGATTCTGTAAATTGTGATCATGCGCTTCTGATCTTCACTATAGAATTGATTCTGATTTATTTTTATAATCAGTCCACGCTGGACAATCGCAGTTTGCAGCTTTTTCACTTTTCCTTTTAAATTTGCCAAGTCGAACACCTCCCATCATTTTACTTATAATTTTATTATAAGATATTTTTTTACTGTTTTTGTTCCATTTTTAGGCATAAAAAAAGCGGCTATATTTCAAGCCGTTTTTTCTCGTTTCTTCGTTTTTCTCTTTCTCGTTTTCTTTTCAGCCTCTCCTCTTCTGACATTTTCTGTTTTCTCGGTTTTCTCTTTTTTCTCTCCGGAAATCCTTCTCGCGCCTTATTTTCTTCGCTCCATTCTAATAAACGCCATCCCTTATACTGAGCACTCCCACTTTTATGCTTTCCGAGCAAATATCTTTTAATGTCTCTTATTCCACCAGAAAAAAGATCCGGTTTAATTGGGCTTATGATATCCTCATTGTCAATTGCCCATTTTTTTAAATTGTTAATTCTGTAAACATCACCTCCGGGTGACTGGATCACCCAGCTTTTCGCGTTCGCATTCGTGTCTTTTCTTCCTGTGTTCGGCGATTCTTCATATCCAGTATGCGCTTTTTTTAAAACTTCTTTATTCTGCTCGCTCATTCCGTAAAAATGTCGAAGTTTCGCGGAGCACTCTCTACTGCACGTTCTTTCTGTTCCTGATGGTGCAGAGTAAAATTCTTTTCCGCAAATTACACATTTTCTCATGTTTCTTTGTGCTTCTGCTCGGCATTTTACCGAGCAGTATAATTTATTTCGTCCTTTTTCTTTTCCGCAAACCACGCATTTCCCTGGCATTTTTTAATCCTCTAAAAAATATAGTATATCTTCTGTTCTATCGGCAATTTTATAAGCCTTTGTGTAATCGATCATGTCGAGTTCCTGTTCAGGCTGCACATTATAATAAACTTTATAAATTTTATCATCAGTCACCATGTACTGGTAAAACTCATCGCCATCCCAGCATTCTGCATTTCCGACAATTCTTATTTTATCATAATTTTCAATATCGCCGTTTTCAGATTCTACTGTTAATTTCTGTAATGGGAATTTTCTCAATTCTCCATAATTTTCCTCTAACCATTTGTTAAAAAGCTCTGTTCTACTCATTTTATTATCTCCTTTTCCGTACATTTTTTATAATGCAAAATCAATTCTGTAATCTCCTACGATGTCAAGTCCGTCCCACATCTCCGGGATATCCTCTTCGTCGTTCATTCCTTCGATTGCGTTTTCTCTGAACTCTGAAAAACCATCTGCATTATTTTTATAAATCATGATGCCGTCTTCAATATGCTTTATAATATTGCTTTCTGTCATGTTGGTTTCCTTTTTTAATAATTCAAATATTTTTTCGTTTGTCATCGTTCATTCCTCCGTGTATGTATTTTTCCTTGTTTCTGATATTATAATACACCTAAAACAGTGTATTGTCAATTCCTTTTTACATTATTTTTAAAGTATTTTATTTTTCTGTATCTTCTACATATTTTATTATGTTCCCCGGCTGCATGTCCAGTATATCGCAGATCTTTTCTAGTGTTTTAATCCCTACCATTTCGCCTTTTCGCAATGACTGAATTGCGCTTTCTCCCACGATCTGCTCTTTTCTTAGCCGTGTCGTGTTGTATCCGCTTTCTTTCAGCGTTTCTAATACATTTATTTTATAAGTAAGCATTTATTAATACCTCTCTTTCTTTATAAAGTAAGTATACATTATTTTATAATTTATTTCAATTGTATTTACACCAAAAATAATGTACAAATATCATGCCTTGATTGTACATTATTTTTAGTGCATTTGTATATCGAAATTACACCGTTTTTATAATATCAAAAGGAGGACAGAAAAAGAATTAACAGAGGTTTGCAGAACTAATGAGCGTATTTTTATTTTTATCTTTCGTATTTTCCCAATACAGCCATTTTTATGCGTGCGTGGTTTTTTATCCTATGCGTGCATTTTAAATAATATGCGTGCGTCCATGCGTGCAGTTCTATGCGTGAATTAAAGCATCATGCGTATCTGTCCGTTGCTTTCTTCTTCGTACAAGCTCCGGCTGTTGAGCATCCTTAGTGCCATTTTCTTTTTTCTGTAAAAATGCGTGCGTGAAATCGGCATAATCCCATAGTGTGCTTCCATTTTGTCATATGAGATATTATTTAAAATTGATTCTGCTATTTTATCGCCCAGATAATTGTCTATGCGTGTGCATATCTCTATCGTTTCCTCTCTGCTCATTTTAAAAACCTCCCCATGCGTGGCGCCTAAGTTTCTTACAACATTATACCATATATCAGTTCATAAAAACACAACATATTATCGTATTCATGCAACATTATTGTATTTTTTTACCGGCATATTTCAGCCGGTAAAGGTTCTATATTCAATTTAATCCAATACAATTTCTACACCTTCGTCTTTGTACACTAACTGTCCTATTCCACCTTCATACATCATTTCATACGCACCGACCTTATCTGTAACACTGATAACATCCTCCCTGCTTATTAAAATTTTCTCACCCTTTTTTACTGTAATTTTCATGTGTTTTTCCTTTCTCCGTTAAAGTTCATTTTTTGCTCTTATCAAATTTTAAACGCCGTCCGCAATATGGACAGCATTTATATTCTTCCATCACACTCATACCGCAATCTTTATCTGGACATCTCCATTCCGGGAAGGTTCCCACGCTGTAAACTGTGTATCCTATAAATTCTGCTTTCTTTTTTATCAGTTTCATGTTTAGTACCTCTGTTAAAGTTCAGTTTAATTTATACAATTCTCTTAAAATACTCTTCCAATGTTTTATAAGTAATATCAATATAACCGAAGTCATCATCACCGTTTTCCAAGTAAAGGCGTATATCAGATTCGCCAACATATCCATCTGTATACTCATACACGCTACCCTCATGAATTGTCGCATATTCATCTGTAGGACATTCATTTTCATCGTATTTTGGTAAATAAAACTCTTTAATACATTTATATTTTTGCATACGGCACCTCCACAAAATTCTAATTTAACTATTTTATCTCCTGCTCAATATTTAAGTTTCTGAACATTGCACACATCACATCCACAACAATACTGTTTCCAAACTGCTTGTAAAGTTGCGTGTTGCTATTGACTGCTGCCATCTTGGAAATATCTTCATCAGATACTCCCATCAACCGTCCGCATTCTCTTGGTGTCAGCTTTCTGATACGGTACTGCGTAAATACTTTTGAATTTGCATCTCCATGCGTTCCGGCAATCAGTGTGGGAGATATACCACTATCGGAATAAACCGTTCCGCACTGAGAACCATCATTTGAAATCTGACCTACTTTTTCAATCCGTACAATCTCTTGATTTTGTGCGGTTAATGTAGGACACGTATTGCCATTATCTTGCACACGCCCTCTTCTTGTCTGGCTTTCTGGATAGCTTGCGTCAAAGCATCCACCAACTTCACATTCAATAGAACCACTTTTTGTAGCCTGCTTAATCAGAACCATATTGTCCTTCTGCACACTTGTTAAACAGTTACTTGTGCCTTGCATATTTATTTCTAACCTCTGTTCCGTTGGACTTCCAGTAGTTCTATCCGATGGATTGTCCGGGTTTCTGCCACGCATGGCAACTATCTGGCTTTCAAGTATTTTCGGCTCTTGATTACCGCCTTGCATTGTACTCAATGTTGGACTACCCCCCACATCATAAATTCTGTTGGTACTCTCAAATTTTGCTTCAAGAGAGCCTAAAACATTTACATTTGCCATAACTACTCCTAAATCATGTTGTTCAGCTTTCACACATCTTGCAATCGGATACACACCTCGTTGAAAAGCTGCTGTTACTTCTGTGTATATACTGCCTATTACTTCCATTCAATCACTCCAGTATCATTCTTGGCTCTTTATATTCCCTTGCGGTTATAGACGGTGCTGTATCTATGTATGTTCTTATTGCACCGTCCTCTAACCCACTCATGCTTGTATCAATACAGATTTTCTGCAACCATGTTTCCGACTTGCTGTTGGTTTGAGATTCCGCAGTCATATCTTGCCGTGATGCAGTTTGCAATTTCTCTCTGTTGTGGCTTATTGATTGTTCCGTCAACGCATGTCCGTCTGTCTGTCTGTCTGTCTGTCTGTCTGTCTGTCTGTCTGTCAAGATTGTGCTGTGGTAATGTGCCGTTGTCAATCAACTGTTTTATCAGTTTGTCTGCCTTTTCATTGTTTATGTAATACTTCTCGTCCACATCATCTTCAAGGTAATCTTTCAGCTTCTTTTTTAATGGTATCGGCTGTGGGAAATGGTAGTTATATTCTCCCAAAAACGAAAACATGAAGCACCTTTCACGGTTCTGTGCAACTCCGTAGTTCTTTGCGTTCAAATCCTGCCAGTAGCTTACATATCCAAGGCTTGTCAAAAAATCAATCCAGTTTTGGAAATCTCCCATGTTTGCATCAGCATGGACTTGTGGAACGTTCTCCATGAACAGAATCTGTGGTAATTCTCCACCACCATCCCTTATCTCTTTCAGAATCCTTTCTACTTCCCACAAAAGACCAGACCTGGTTCCACTTCCTTTTTTCATGCCTGCTTGTTTCCCGGCAACCGATAAATCGGTACATGGGAATGAGTAAGTAAGTAAGTAAGTGAATACCTCCGTGTCGCAAATATCCAAATCTTCCGCATGAACCTTAGTTATATCCATTGTTGGAAAATTTGTTCCATGCACTGCGTTATAGCTTGCTATGGCATACTTATCAAACTCCACAACTCTATAATGCTCAAATTTTGCACCGATTCTTTCCAGTGCCATTGCCTGCGAACCATATCCGGCAAACAGCTCAATTAATCGTATAGGCTTTGTAATCCGTATTGGTTCACGTATCATGTCAAAAATGCTCATCTGATTCTGACATTCGTAATCAAACTTATCTAAATCACTCATTTTTTTCAAGGAGACCGCATATGCTTCACTCTGGCCAGAGTCTCGGCTCCTTTCTACATAAAATCTTCTAAACTCATTTGTCCTTTACAATTACCACCGATTGTGGATGGATCCCAGCCAACTCCAATGTAGTCTAAGACTTTTGCCCATCCATAATCGTTGCCTTTTGCATCCTTGCACATATGAAACATCAGATAATCCCACTCTTTCGGGTTGCTCTCATAGAGCAAATCAAATCGATGCGGTCGTTTCTCCATGTGGATTCCAAAACCGCACATACTGCATCCGGTACGCTGTGCCTTGGTTGTGTATAGTGTCCCGTCCGGCTTTTTCTCAATCGTTCCGTAGATCTCCGGTATAATGCTGTCTGGCATTTCAAAACTTTCAGATAATTTTCTTTCTTTCAAAAGTTTCTCATGATATTTTTCTTTCAGTCCGGCTTTCCACAGTTCGTCCATTTCCAGTGCGAGTTTTAAAATATCCTGCCTATGGAAGATTGCAAATGGTGCCGATCTAATTGTAGATGCTCCAAAATAATTACATCCGTTCATCCGCAGGCTCTTGGCACGTCTGCCACCCTCGGATGCCATCAATCCCAAATACGGGACACTGTTATGTTCCTTGCCCCAGTCTTCACAATTCTTTTCTTTGAGGTAATAACAGCATTTCGCTGATACCGAGAAATCCGGTTTCCCGAAGTCGCATCCTTCGGTTTCGTTTTCGTATCCACCGAACAGCTTTAACCATCTCTGTTTTAACTGCATTTTAGAGTTTTTCTGCCATCCGCCATATTCTCCAGTCTCCCCAGTAATAATCGCATGGCGGACAGTTTTATTTTTCTCTGACGGATTTTGTAACAATTCTATCTTGGCAGCCACTTCCTTTGAAATGACCGGAAACCCAAACTCCTGTATAACTCTTGCTTTTGTCCAATATGTGCCATCTTCTCTTTTCAGTGGTGGCACATTGATAATTCCAAGAGCTTTATGTACTCTCTGTATACTCTTGTCTTCCAGTGTAGATGCACTGACTCCTGGTGCGTCAATTCCGCATACCTCATGTAAAAACAGGTATAAGATTATACTGTCAAGTCCACCGACAGAAACATGGTAGTTGAGCAATCTTCCATCACATTCACTTGCGAACTCTTCTGCTCTGATCTGTGCATATTTTCTTTTATATTCATATGGCTGCTTTTCTTTCTGCATAAAAGATGCTATCTTCTCATATGCTCCGATCCGCTCCATTCTTTCCTGTACTGATTCCATTATCTTTTGGAGTAAAGAGCTCTTTCACGCTGGCCAGCAAACCTCTCACTCCTTTCGATTTAGTTTAAAATTTCATCCAAGTAGGCATTCCAACCTACGCTCTTTGCATCTGTCCAAAAGTTACTTATGTAGTGATTTTTGTTATGATTAATTTCTCTTTTCTCCGGCAATTCCCGGAGCGGACACCAATCTGGTCTTTCGTATGTTTCAGAATCAACAATTCTTGGTACTTCCATAGCCTGGCAACTGTCAATACCTGCATCCGCGTTACAATACAAAAAGTTGCAACCAAAACATGATTCTGGCATATCCATAACTAATACTGCTTTAGACATCACCCCCACCTCCTATTTTTTATACACTCTCCATGCTTCAAAGCTATTTCCTTTAGGTACATCGCAAAGCCAATACGTTGTACGTGTTTCTCCATCTTCATCAGTTCCAAAACCATAATAAATATAGGCTTCTTCTACCGTTAAATCGTTTACGTTACACCCATATTCTTCCGCGCCAATTTTTAAAGCTTCTTCCTTGTTATATTTACTCGCATTGAAACCAAGCGAATCTCCGTCTCCGCAAAAACAGTCATAATCAAATTTACTCATATTCTCACACTCCTTCCGGCTTCTCGCATCGTTCAAATTCAATCACCCACACCCAAGGTGAGGCATTCCAACCGTAGCGGTCAAGATCGGACTTCTTGATGGTAGAATCCCAGAGTCTTGAAAAAGCATATCTTTTTTCTTCTCCATTCAACACATGAGGATATTCCACCTCTACACCCTCTCTGCAAATCTGCTCCGATGTGATTTCCTGCAACCGCTCCACCCTCACATCCGTAACCTTAAGCCAGATACGTGCCGCTACTTTCGGCATAAATAATGATGGTTTCCACTCTCTATTATGGCTGAACCATTTATGCACAAATGTGTCATAGTCTAATCGGTCTATGGAATCTGTATTTCCATTTGCAAATTGCAACCTCACATCATCTCCGCCTGCTCTGAATCTTATGTCAGCAGTTGCTTCGTATCGGTGTGCTCGCCAACATTGCCATGTTTCCCGGACATACAGGATATCGCCCGGCTCGCAAGGCAACTTAAAAAATTTCTCTCCATACCCATCTGCAAATGTACCTCTACACGATATGTACCCTTTAGGTGTAAAAGCGGTATATCCTAATACTGCATCATCAGGAATAAAGCCTTTTACAATTCTTCTCGTTGCATCTTTTCTCCCGTCCAGAATTGCCCGAACCATTTCTGTATTGAATAAAATCGGTTTAATTGCCATCTACTCCACCGCCTTTCACAATCTCGATTGCTTTACTAATAAGGCATACCATGCAGTCCGATGCTTTACACTCTTCTCCAAAACAATCTTTGTTCACTGGTGATGTCATTATTTTTTCAACTTCTTCCAACTGTTCCACGACCTTGTCCGGGTCGTAGGCGGTCGGTTGCGCATCTATTAATTTTAAAATTGCATCTTTAATATCATTAGTAAATACATCTTTATTTTCTACCTCATCCCAAATTCCTAAAATTTTTATATGTCCTTCTAATTCATCAGCATCAATCAATCTCATCGTTCGCCCTCTTGTTCCAATCTGTAGTTGCTTTCGCACGCTCGTCTTTCCCTGTTCTGATGCCTCCGTCCTGATCCATGTACATCTCACATTCATAGCTTTTTGGAAGTTCTGTTCCGCATTTCATACATTTGATTTTGAACATTACACCAACAGCCGAATGTGATGACTTATTTGTAGTGGTTAAGAACATTGCTTTTCCACCGCAGAACGGGCATGGCTTAAGTCTTTCAATCATTCTTCATCACTCCAATCAATTTTTCTTAAACAATTCGGACATCCATAAGGTTCTTCTACTTGATGCCCACAATCTGGACAATAACCAACATGTTCTTTATGTTTCTGATATCCAAAATAACTATTCGTTACATGCATTGGTTTCTTCGCTGTCCACTTCTCCATCGCCGCCCGGCATTCTTCCAGCGTTCCGATTGCACGGTACTTCTGTACCTCTTTCAGTGCCTTGATTGCCATCTCATAACCTTGGATTTCTCTTTTTCTCTCGTTATTCTGTATACACATTTTGGCTAAATCAATAGAAGTCTCAAGTTCTTTAATTGCTTCATTCTCCGTCATATCTACACCTCCAACAGCTCTGGGCTGTCAATCATGTTGCCGATCACTTCAAAATTCTCTGAATCAAAATCATCCAGTTCCTCGTAGTCATCACAGCCCG